TGCTGTATGATGCACGCCTTCAGCCCTGGTCCAGATCGAGCCCGCCGTGATCTGCATTCGAGCACGAACAAACCGCGCGTCTATGCGCTGCGGACAATAGCCCACGCGGTTCATGGCCGTGGGCTGAGTGTAGGCGATGGCCGCACCCGGCAAAGCACGCCGGTATCCAACCGACATCGACACGGCCGAGCTGGAAAAGTCGCCGACCGGCCATAGCTCAGTCACAAGCGCCCGCTGCCCTGCCGCCGGCTCGAACTCGCCTGTTTCGATGGTGGCTTGCCGGGTTGCCCCGCTGAACGTGCCGATGTGATGCGTTAGCAGTTCGACGCCGGTAAGTAACCGCCGCTTTTCGTCAAACACGTTGCTGTCGATGCTGATCGGATCAAGATTGCTGCTGTCGAGATCGTCTGACGTTTCATAGGTGTGGAAGTTGTCCACCGTCAGAGCCTCAACCGGCATATCCGTCAGCCACTCGAGGTCAACCTCATCATGCGTCCAGCGGCCATCCGTCAGCGAATAGATCAGCAGTTCGGAAATGTTCGTTGCCGATCCAGCCGGGATGCCGAACACAACAAACTTGTTGATAGTGTCGACGCCAACACAAACCTTGTGGCGGTAACCGTAATTGAGCCGCCGCTGAAAATAGGCGTCCACCTTGCCTGAGCCGATCGGCGTTGAAGCGTTACCATCGAACACATAAAACCCATCGTCGGCCGCGAAGAAAATCGAGCCGCCAAACCGGGCTGCTGCGTTGGGACCGATAGCACCGCGCTTGGTCTCGACTGCATCTTGCCCAAAATCCCAGATCACTGGAGGGCCTGCGTAGATCGCGCGACGAATGGCGCGCTCCTGGAAAATCGCCGCGTACTGCCCGCCGACGATCGTTTGAATCTTGCCCTGCGACTGGTCAAGCTGTTGATTGCCCGCCTGTGTCGTAGCCGATGGCGTCCAGCTCGTGATGTTGTTGAACGCACTCCAGTGAACCGTAAAATCCTTACCGAGCATCAGGAAGTCGTTGATACGAGCAACGGAGGTCGCGCCGCTCGGCGGTGACCCAGCCAAGTTGGCGAAATCAGTAGACACTCCCATCTGATAAACCTGCGGCGCCTCGCCGGCAGCGACCGCCACGACATAGTCGCCAAACTGCTCAAATCCCCACCATTCATCGCTACCGACCGTGTACCCGCCCGACTTGCTGACATCCGTAGCGGCACGAGACACGAGCGTATAGAGCTTTGCCCCATCACCCGCGAAGATCTGGCCGTTGCCGCCGCTATCATAGACGCCCTTAATCCCAAGGCAGACTGCATCCGTACCAGCGGAGCTGCCGTTGTAGTCGGAAAACGCCTTGAACGGCGCATAAGAGCCGGCAATCGACACGACGCCTTTCGCCTCGAGCGCTCCATTCTTGCGGTCGGGAACGTCGGGCGTCCACTCTTGAAATTGGATGGTGCTGGGCATCAATATGCCTGCTCGTTTTCGTCTGACATCAGCGCGCCGACGCCAAGGCCAAGCCCTAGCGGGAGCGTAAGCGTCTTATTGTTGAACACCAAAGCCGCCTCAGCGGCCGTTGGCAATCTGCCGTGTGCAGCAATAAATTTATCTAACACATCATTTGTTGCCGCTACACGCGCGGGCGTTACTGGCGCTTTAATACCTTGATCAAGCAGGCTTTGTTTTATTGCGCTCGCGCCCTCCCGAGGCGGTAGTCCTTGCCCTCGCAGGGCTCTGTCTGCTATGATTGCATTCTGGACCGCGCTTCGCGCTTGATTTGGGATTGCTGGATATGCACCGAATGCAGCAGGTAAAGACTGCGACTGTTCTGGCGGCGTTACGTCGAGTCGACGATCGACCGATGTCCGCTCTGGAACGTTTGTATTGGTGGGTGCGCGGGAAGCTCTCCTGAATGGTCTAGTCGAAATGCCGACAATTTCAGAGCCAGCCAGCCCGCCTAGAAGCCCTTCGGCAACGCCAAAGCCTGTCCGCTCCAGCATCTTCGTTGTATCGTAGAACTCACCGGACGCGGCTTTTCTAGCCGGGTTCTCTCTTTCCAAACCCTGAGCGTAGTTCATCCACTCTTGCCGCCTAGGATGATCAGGCGGCAACTCTCTGGCATATGCGGAAAACGCCTCCTTCTCCGGGTTCATGGCTGGCGCAAACATCAATTCATGTCCGAGCGGATAATTGGCAGCGACACCGCCCGTTAACCCTCCAACGCCAATTGGCGCCGCGTACCTTGACACGTTCCCCGCGTGGCCTGCGGCCATCAGGCCGGCTCGCGTAAGTCCTCCCATACCTGCAGCAATGACGCCGGGTGCGATCACGCCGAGCTTGTCATAGACCTGACCCACCGAGGTCTCGGAAAATTTCTTCGGCTTGTCTGCAAGGATCGTGTCTCTGGCCGTTTCAGCACGCCGAACCGCCGCGTCATACTCTGATTGCCGCGATACGTTGCGAGCACCGGCGAAGTCGTCCGACAGCTTGCGAAGCTGCTCGACGCGACGCTCGACGGCTTGGCGATCGGCACGACCGCTATAGTTTGCCGACACTAGCCGCTGTTGCAGCGCGTTATATTCTTGGTTTTGCTCGTCGGACAATCCCGGAAGCGTGACCTTGGCTGCTTGAGCTGGAGCGCCTTTTTTAGATTGAGCGTTGGCGTCGCTCATCAATGCGTCGGATGCTGCGGCAGTTCCCAACCCGCCAAGGGCTATCTTGCCGGCAGCGATCGGCCTAAACCCTGCCATCGCCGTCTGAACGCCTGCGTCTGTAAAATTGGCAATTGACGGGTTCAGGTACGCCTCGCCGACCGACTGCACGGCTCGAACGGGCTGACCTAAGAACAACTCGCCGAGCATTTGCTCTAGCGCGGCGTTGTTCTGCTCGCTGATGGCACCTCGAGCCGCTATTGCCGCACGGTCATCTGCTGATAGCGTTGGGTCTCGCCCTGCCATCGCTCGCCGCGACATTGCAAGACGTTCTCTGTTGGTTGCATCGGATAATGGCATCAGAGCACCCATGGGGCGATGCGCCCGGTTACGACCTTCGCCGCCATGCGCCGCTGCAGGGGCTCGAGGGCTTCACGGAGCGCGTCCTTGGCAAGCGCAACGCCGTCCATATCGCGCACGATGTCGCGATACAGGATCACCTTAGCCTGATTGCGAATCAGAGCTTCTCCCGTCGTCATCCATGCGTTGGACGCCGCGTCGCTCGACAGCGTGCCGAGCCGTGCAAGGCCCGACAGCGTGCATTGATAGGCTGCATCGGGGATGGGGTGCAGCCTCATCTGATCCCCGAATATCGCGTAGGCGCTCGGCTGGCCGGTATAGAGCGAGCTGGGGCTCTGCTCCCGGTCAACGGCTTGCTGCGTCATCTCCCACAGCTGATAGGGCTGGTCGTTATAGGTCAGCGTAAAGCTGTCGATCTCGACCAGCGTCTCGTCAGTGTCGAGCGCGCTGCCGTCCGTGTTTGTCATTGACGAAAACGGGTAGTACTCGCCACCGTCGGAGGTGTAGAGCGTATACCGTTTTTCGTTGAAGTGAAAACGCGTCGGAGTCCAGATCGCAATTGCCGTGGTTATGGCGTTTGCGATCTGGCTCGAGAGGTCATCGCGGACGATTTCGTCCGCGATGCGCGTTTTCATGGTGCCCAGAGTGGACATCAGGCGTAGGCATCCGGATCGAGGATGAACTCGACCCAGGCGCGGCCGACGCCGGCCGAGGCCGCCGTTCCGGTCAGGTCAACAACGCAGACAATCTGCGTATCAGACGTGAACGGGCCGGCGTCGTTGGTCGTCGCCATTTCATCGGCAGAAATCACGCCGATGGTGCCGAGCGCCAGATCGGTAGCAAACCCATCCGGGTCAGCCGCCGTGCCGATGTCGAGCACGTTGGTCGATCCGGCGTTAAACGCGGTCGATACCACCACCCCGCCGCGAATGACCGTGGCGCCTACAGGTGCCCAGCCAAGTTCGAGCGTCGAGCCATCGTCGGCGAAAGTGAAGTCTCTCGACAGCACGTGCGCCACAGGAAGGCGAAGATTAGTTCCACCAGTAGACATGTTTTCGCCCTCCTTAGTGCGCCGCAGCGTAGCTGGTCATCGTGATCGTTCCGAAGTCGACGCTGTTGAACACCGACTTCTTCAGACCGCCAATGCAGCCGGCCTTGACGCCGAGTTGATTGCCGTAGTCGAAAAGCTCCTCGTACCAGTCGAACTCCTTAAACGAGTGCCCCTGGCCGAACCCCATCACAGCACTCTGAGCGCCGCACAGAACAGCGCGCCGCGTGCTCGTCTGGGCTGCGCCCGTGCTGGAATGCACGCCATTCGTCACCCGCGTGGACTCGTGAAGAATGACGTTGTTGTACATCCCGAGCGCCCCGGTGAAGATCGGGTTTTCGGCCAGCTTGCCGCCGCTCATGGCCGCCTTCTGGATGTCGAGCCACTGACCGGTGCTGGTCGACGTGCGCAGATCATAGACCTGATACGGGTGCAGAAAGCAGACATAGTGCTTGCCGCCCATGATGTTGATCGGACGGATCAGCGGCGTTGCGGTCTTCGCCGCTTCCACCGCCTTATCGAGCATCGCAAGCGTCATCACCTTGGTGCTGTCCGCCTGCACGGTCTCGTCAGCCGATCCCGTCGCGAACACCTTGCGATTGGCGCTCGGAGCCGTCACCGTGTTGTTGCCGGTGTAACGGCTATCGGTCTGGACTGTGTAGCCGCAAACCTGATTGAAAAACCAAGTGTCCATACGATCCGACCACCAGTCCCGAAGGCCCGACATGGCCTCTTCGCGCACCGAGAACGGGATGCGCTGCTCGCTCATCTTGCCAGAGCTGCGAACAGCGTGGCGAAGCTGATTGATCAAGAAGTCGTCGGTGTAGGTGGTCAACGCCTCCTCATTGCCCTCAAGCGTTCCGTCACCCTGAACGCCCGCGCCGTCAAGCTGCATGCGCAGCGTCACGCGGACACGATCGCCGGGGCCCTTCTTGGTGTCGTTCCTGATCTGGATGACGCTGTCGTCGCTCTCACCAACGAACTTCTGGATATAGGTCGCTTTCAGCGCTTCACGAGCAAGCCGGCGCGACCACAGCTTGACCGCCTCGTTGGCGTTCACGCCGTAGTTTGTGACTGCCATGGTATGGCGTCCTTTCTAGTATGGCTGTTAAGATAGTGCGCGGGTGCTCTGCTCTTGACGCCGGCAGGCTGGCGAGGCGGATTGCGGCTCCGTTCGGCCGAGGTACGCACGCTACGGGTACGGGATGGCAGGTTGCGGCCCTGCTTAGCCGAGTAGTCCCATTTTCTGCATCCGGCGGAATTCCTTATCGGCCCTATCCGGGTCTTCGAGGTACAGCTCCGCCAAATCTTCCGGCGTCATCGCGTTGTTAGACTGCGACCCGCCTCCCGAAAGCGACTTGGCTGCCGCTTGGCCTGCCTTCGCCGCTTGAATTGGTGTAGATTGTGCCGTGGCCTTCTTAAGCGATGGCACAGCCGGCTTGCTCTGATATCCGCGTTGGACGGCGAGATTGTAGTACAGCTGCGCCGGACTGAGACCCATCTGCAGCGCTTGACGCGCGACGTTGATCCGATCGCTGTTGAGCATGGCCAGCCGCATGTCCGCCGCGCTTCTGAACCCGTTCTGCGCCGCGTAGGCTGAGCCGCGCTCGTCATCCGGCACCATCGCCTGCAATTCGCGCACCCTCGACTCCTCGAGGAATGTCACGGCGGGATCATAGTCCGGGTTGGCCTGCCGCATTTCCGTTTCGGAGCGCTCGACCGCGCCCCAAAACTGCTGCTCCACTTGAGCATGCTGCACCTGCTGCACAGACTGCTGTGCGCCCGTACGAAGCTGTGCATTCTCCTGGCGAAGCTGCTCGATCTGGTGGTTGAAATACCCAATCGGGTCTTCCTCGATCGTCGGCACCTTGATTTCAGGTTGAGCCGCTTGCTGCCGCGCCGTGGCCACGGCGCGAAGCACCGTTTCCATTTGCTGAATGCGCTCGGCCAGATGCTTCCGCGTGCCGCGCTCCTCGCCGAGCGCGCCCTGCAGCTGCCTATAGCGTTTGTCCAGCTCCTCGTAAGGAACAGGCGCCTTGTCGTCCTTTGCCGGTTCTTCCTTAATTGGCGCGTCGGGATCTGCCGACGCCTCCTCGACCTGCTCCTCGCCTTCCTCCGGCGCCACGTCCTTTTCAAGCTCAGCCCACGCGGCTGCCTCGGTCTGGTCCATTGGCTCTACTACAGTTTCAGTGCGATCGCTCATCTACCACCTGGGAATAATTGAGGTTCGAGTGTCTGCTGATAGGCTTGCTTCGTGGCCTGCACCGCGCGGGCCTGATTAAGCACGGCCTGGCTCTCATCCTTGGCCGCTGCTGCCGCTTCCTTCCGCATCGCCAACTGTTGGCCCGCCATCTGCATCTGCTGCTGTTCCGGGTCAGGCTGTGCGGCTTGCGCCAGCGCTTGGCCGATCTTGCCCGATACGCTCGACGGCAGCGGCGAATAACGCAGGAACTCTTGCCAGACTTCCATAGGAACAGGCTGCTTTTGCAAGATCGGGAGCATTTGCGTGAGCATGCCCCACACGGCTTCCTTCTGATTGGCCGACATCGGCGCTTCGTCAACGATCACGTCATAGCTGGCCGTGTCGCGCTGGCGGACCAATGGCACGTACTGCTCGCCGCCGTTCTGGCCGCTGATGCGCACAAGCCGGCCGTCGCTGATATACTCCTGTATATAGTGGAGCATCACGCGGCCCTGCATCTTGCGATAGCGGCGCAGGCTGTCAAAGAACACGGCGAGGATGGCGTATCCGGCCTGTTTGCGCTGCGCCTCGAGCACGCCGGCCTGCTCTTTCTGCACGAGACCCAGAAGCTCAAGGTTGATGCCCGTCACCTGGGGCATAGAGTTAACCGCAAACTCAAGCAGCCGATCGAGTCCTTGCGGGTAATTCTTGGCCTCGCGCTCCTGCACCCGAGCGAGGCCGCCGTGCTTAAGCTCAATGGCGCCGTCCGGCTTGGCCCATTCCTCCAGCGCCTTGCGCGGGTTTTCGAATGCTTCCTTTTCGTACAGCAGGCCGCCCTTTGCCGACGTGTTGAGGATGTGCAGAATTTGGGACAACCACTTGTTGGCCCACATCTGCGGGTCCATCATGGCGCGTACTATTCCGTACCACGTGCTTGAATTTCGATCGCGCTTGCCCGTGATGCAGTTCAACGTGAACCGATCACACGACACTCGCGACTTCGGCTCCAGCAGCGCATCGCCGCAGACAAACGCCTGATAATACCGGCGCGTCTTGACCTTGACGGCCTGTGGCGGCTGCATCCCAACCTGAATGTACTGCATCACGATCTGGCGGAACTCGTCCGCGTCCATCGTCGCAGATTGGCCCGTCGCATCGTCCTGTATGCGATAGGCGTCCTCAAGCTCATACCACTGGAAATGCTTGATGTAGACCTTGCCCTTGTGCCTATCCTCGCCGGTCGTTTCTTTGTCGCCGGTTTCGTAGTCGTCACCGGGTCCGGTCGATCCGCTCGCCGTCGACAACTCGCCGTCGTCGCTACTTTGAGTGATCTTCTCGCGCCATTCCTTTGGCAGCTCGCTCTTGTCGCGGTAGCGCGCACGGTAGCAATAGCGCATGTCAGCCAGATTGCGCTTACGGGCGGACGGATCACCCCACATCTCGAACGGATCGACGCGATCAATGCGGATCGTGCCTTCCGCGTCGATCTCGTAATCCATGCGGGTCTCGGTCCAGCCCATACCGCACGTGATCACGTCGGAAAATGCGTCACTCTCCTCGTCCTCAGCGTCGCACAGATCGCGCGCCCAATCTGCGGCCGAGCTAATCAGCTCGTTGACCTGTACGTCTCCGACCTCGCGCGGCACATAGCGGACCTCTTGCCGGTTGAGGATTTCCGCGCCGAGAACGGCATCGACCATAGGGCCGGTGCGGTTAAACACGATCGGCGTGCGCATCTGCTCTAGCAGTACCGCCTTATCATCGCTGTTCCACTGATGCCCAGCGACGAAGTCATAACAGCGCCGCGCCTCTTGGCGCCATTGAGACCAGTGTTGGCGCGCCTGCTTTTCCCACGCGCCGAGCTTGCGCATAAGCGCCTCGTCGTCGGCTTCCGGGGTGTCGGCCTCGTCGTTTCCCTCGTCGTCGTAATCGTCGGTCATGCCGCCCATGCGGAGCCTCCGGCACGTCGGCGGGTGTAGCGCGAACGCGGCTGCTCAATTGGATGCTTCGTGCCGGCATAGCGCAGCATCATGCAGGCGTAGCGCGTGGCGCTCATCAAATCGTCGCGTTCCTTTACGATCAAACCGTTGACACGATGATAAAGACGGAACTCCTCAAACCAGTCGTTAAGGTTCGAGAACACCTTGAAGCGGCCCGTGCTCATGCGCTCCAGCATGTCGGCGATACCAGCCTCGACGCCATTGCCGCCTTCCGCGTGCTCGGCGCGCTCGGGCAGCATGTTGACCCCGTGACTTTTGTATTGAGACGCAAGCTGCTCACCGCTGCCCTTGTCGCGGATCAGGCCGTCATGCGGCCAGGCTGTCGGTATCCACTCGCCCCATGATTTGATCTGCACCGCATGAATGGCAGGTATCTCACCGCGTACCCGGTAGCAGTGCGTAACATAGACGGTATCGCTGTCCCTATCCCATGCCAGCCGTGCGGCACCGAAAGGGTGATCAATGCCGAAGTCGACGCCGACGATCTGCGGCCAGAAGTCCGGGATCGGCATCGGATCGACGGATATTCTCTCCTCGGCGACGGGGAACACGCGACCCGAACCCATTGTCGGAACGCCCCTAGCGCGTGCCTCGCGCTCATGCGCCGGGTAGCTCGCAATGATGCGCGCCTTTTCCTCGGCACTGTAGTGGTCCACATCGTCTATCGTCATCGACGTGACGTGCCGGCTCATTAGAATCCTATTTCTACTGGCTCGGGATCGAGTGAAATCAATTTGCGCCTTCGCCAAGCAAAAACATGCTCACAACGTCACTCATCCCAAGCAGCGGCGTGAAGGTGATATACGCGAACTGCGACCGCTGCCCTCGGTTCGTCCGGGTGAGCCCTTCGGTGTAGATGTCAAGCGGCGGCTCCTCATCGAACCAAACCGCATCGATCGTTGGCCCCTGCCACTTTTCACGGCCCTTCTCGTACGCCTTGAAGTAAACGATGGCCTCGCCCGCCTGGACATCGCCACCACCGCCCCACCTCACCACGTAGTTGTCGAGCAGGTTCGGCACGCCCATGGCCCGATCAAAATCAATCAGGCAGTCCTTGGGTATTGTCCCGGTTCCCCATTCCTCTTCTCGTGGCGGGTTGCCGATCAGCACCCGTTGCGGGTTGTCCCGCGTGCTCTCGCCAGTGACGCCTGATGCCCAAATAATCGGCGCCTTGTCGAACGTGGCGCCCTGCCACCAATCGGGATAGCGGCCGGTCAAGTGCATCGCCGTCTCGAAACCGCCCGCCCAGGTCTTGCCGAGCTGGTTGCCGGCCATGAACAAGCGCTCATGATGCGTGGCGCCTGCCGTGTGAAAATCCCGTTGCTTAGTGTACGGGGCGTACTGCCTCAGCCGGTTCTGCGCTTTCCGCTTCGATTGCTCCCGCTCGAGCAATTTCAGCAGAGCAGGTATTCGCGAGGGCTCTAAGGGAAGCGAGGCAAGCAGCAAGTTCGGTGTCATCAATCTCACTCAGTGCATCGACCTTGATGTTGATGTCCTTTGGCAGGAGACCCGCAACCACTTTCAGGAACTCATGGGGCCGATCCTTGACTACGCAATCAATGGCGCCCTTGCCCTTGGTCTTCCATGCGTCGTGCAAGTCTTTTAGGAAGTCTTCGCCGAGCTTGTTCCGCGTGCCTTTCGGCCGCCCCGCTGGATTTCGCACCTCGCCGGGCTTGATCCAGCCCTTTGACCGACCGTCTTCCTTTTCCTCGCCATTTGTAACAGGAACACCGTCACTCACTTGGACAGCCTCTCGACTAGCGCCCTCATGCCAATGGCCCAATCCTTGGGGCTCACGTCCAGGCATTGAACAATCGCGATGTCCACAGCATGCCTGTCGGCATGTGGCAGGGTCTCATAATCCGCCAGCAGGTCGGATAGGGCTTGGGCCATCTGATGCTTGGCTGACTGCTTGGGCTTAGCGGCTGCTGTCACGTGACGGCCTTCATGCTGTTGATGATAGC